TTATTTTTTTTCTATGATATATTGGTGTCAAGAGGAAACCGCTAAAAACGGTTAACCGTCAGTAGCTAAAATAGCCGCCTAAAGGTTCGCAGCCGCGGCGGTTATTTTTTTATGTAAATGGTTATTCTGAATTTCTTAAAAGAAATAGTGATTCTCACCATGTTACCACCTTCCTTTAAATCCAAAATCCCTTTTGAATTTTGGAAGGTCAACCGCTTTCGCTCGTCCTCTTGACTATTTTAGTATATCACATTTCTTTAATTTATTCTACCGATACTTCCAGCTTCTCTAATCTTTCGCTGAGCTTCTCTATTGTCTTCTGCTGTTTTTGAATCATTTTGACCAATAGCGGAATAATCTCCGTATAATTCAGTCCCCATGACAATTTTTCATCGTCGATTTCTTCTCCGTGATACGGTTTTTCAACTCGCTCCGTTACTGTCTCAGCTTCGCCTTGTTCATTTTCTCTTTCTACAAGTTCCTCTTCTACAACCGATGCCTGCACCATAGCCATATCACCAATATTTAGGTCATTTATAACTTTTGCTACGTCTTGAGCGCCAAAGCCTAAATGGATTCTCTTCCCACCGTCATATTCGCCGTTTCTTTTATATGCTATAGGTCTGAGATTCATGATAAATTCTTCCTCTTTAAAATCGAACTCCTCGATTACATCCTTTTCCTTCAAATCCGAAGCTGTAATGGAATTCGTAAAAAACGCTGTATTCCAACGATATCCGGCTGAGCCCAAATAACATGTACCATTTACAAACGGCCTAAGTATTGTTCTCATTCCGTCAGACTGCTCTCTGAATAAATCTATAATATGACTTTTGTTGGTCGATAAATTGTTAGCACGCATATATAAATGTCCTATACCATAAAAACATACGTCATTATCGCTTGTATATATCGTCTTATTTTCTGCCCCGCTTGTTGTGCGCACCCATAAGCCGTCGCCGTTTTCAGCTGCGAACCCCCTTGCATAAACATATTTAAATCTGTTACTTATAGATCCTATATCATAAGTATCGTTAGCTCGAGGAGATATTATATTTGCAGATATATTTGCCACATTCAACCCCGCAAGCCCGCCAGCTCCATTGCCTAGGTTATATACGGAAATATTTCCATTCGTCCCGCCTACAGTCCTATAGTTCAGCCAAATATCACCTGAATATGCGCTTGGAACCATAGTTATTTTATTTCCAGAATGCACGAAATCATTTGTTGCCTTTAGGTTCGCTTTAGAACTAATTATCTTTTTTAAAATGGTTACAATTGACTTGCCCATTTATCTTCCTCCTATTTTGTTCGCTTCCAAAAATACACAGTTATGTACGGCTGGAGGTTATTATGTGCACCGCCGCCACCTGTTGTAGCAGTAGTTGAACTGTCATGCAGATAGCTCCACCCACTCTCGACATTCGCTCCATAGACAGTTTTTCAATTCGATGTAGCGCTTCCTACTGAAATTTTACCGCTTTTTCCATCGACAATATCTAATTCCGTAAAATGAATTGTGCTGTCACCGTTGACCGCCGAGTGGCTATGTGATGGTATTTGCGTTGTTGTCAATGTATGCGTCTTCGCTCCGCCGGTTTTCTCTATGGTGTTAAATTCTGTCTCGGCAGAGTTATATCCTACCAATGTTTTTCCTGCCGCAAATCTAACCCACGTCTGCGTCTTAAAAAATTTATTCGGGTCATATTTTGAATTAATAGATGTTATTACCGACCCTATTGGATAAATCCAGTCAATAAGTCTAGCTCCCCCCGAGGAGAGAAATGAGTTCATCATATTCTTCTTCGGTTATGGTGTAATCTACATTGCCTACATAAAATCCCTCTGTCTCTGCCTCTCCAAATAGTTTTACTCCTTTCCCTCCTGCGAGAAAAGACATCGCTATAACTCCTGTAGTCACTTCCTTTTCCGCCGTGTTTATTTTATCAGCCAGTTCCGCCACAAACTCATACGTTTCGTCCACAACTGTATTGTTTATAATCGTACTCACTGTAAACGTCCAGTCGGAAGTAGTCAAGGTTTTGCTCTGATAAGCCGCTGCCGTTGATTTTTTCCATTTCAGCGTCAGACTTCTGCTGTTCTGCCCATCTACACTGGCCACCTTGCCGCCTATCGTCACTTTCGTATACGTCCCTTGTGGATTCGCTGTGCCATCGGCGTTACACTGAAGATATGTCAGCGATGTAATTGTAGGGGGGGCTATATGGCAATACCGAAATACTTACTGTCTTGCTGGCAGAGCGATTCCTCGAATCCTTGACCGTCGTTGTTATAGAAAGCGTTCCTGATGAATTTATCACATTTGATGTGAAGCTGGCCGAGTTGTATGTAACGCCGTCTACCGGTGTGCTGTATGATTTTATGGTCGAGCTATAAGCGCCGGAGGCAGATGCCGAAATATTGAGTCTCGATAAGCCCTGAACGTATCTACTTCCAAAGGCAGATGTAACTTTCGATACGGCCTCAGATACGGAAAGTGCACTCACAGAAGGCTGGAACTCTGAGGTAGTAGGAATTGTGATATCTAAACCAACCTGCTTGCTTCCTATCATACTGCTTCCATTGTACGTGTCAGCCGCTATTGTTATTTTTCCAGTACTGCCTCCTGTAAAGCTGTTTGCTATCGTTTTCGGTACTGTCCATGAGTATGAAGTTCCCACTCCGGAGGCAATGAGAACCCAAGAACCGGAGCCTATCTTGTAATACAGTTTATGCGTAAATGAGCTTGACGCTCTCGGAGTACTTATCGTTACTGCGCTTCCTAAACTAGCTGTACTTGGAGACACTGAAGGTGTCGTTGCTCTTGGTATAGTCGTGCCGGTAAATGTGCCGCTCACACTTGCGCTTCCAAGCTGTACCCCTGAGCTAAACGATGCCGAGCATGAAAGGGAAAGCGAGCCGTTCGCGCTATGTGTCTGTGTGAATGAGCCTGAAGCTATAGTCTTTGAGCTTCCTTTGCTTACTCCTCTGACATCAAATGACGTTCCTGAATATCTCTTTGTCCCTCCTATGGTCACGCTGATACTTGCGCCTCCATTGCTCCATGAAGGAGATGCCACAAGCATTTTCACTTTTAGTGACCATGAAATCTTTCCGGCATTTGTTGCGGCAGACGTTCCCGACTCGCTTACTTCAAGAACAAGCTGTGCCCAGCCGGAACTGAAATTTTTCGTAAATGTCGCCATATTTCCTCCTATCCCAGATAAACCAGATTAAGGTTGTATCCGTTTCCGTATTTTTCGCCTTTTCGCCATGCCCAGTTTTCATGGAGCTTTAATTGATTCTCAACCGCGATGTTGCGCACTTCCAAAACTTCGTTGGTAAAACGTGCAACAGTTACTCCATTATATCTGAACTCAAGGGCATTATTTGTATACACCGAGACTATTGGTGAGTCTGACTTCCCTATGATTATTTCACCGTTTTCAAGACGTATAAACTGGTTCTGTTCTACTATGGTTTCTCCAGTTTCTGTTATCTGCTGTTGCAACTGTTCAAACCGTATTTCTATGGCTCCGGCGTTTTGCTCGATTTGAGTAGACATTTGCTCAATCAGATCTTCTGCCTGTTCTTTTGAAAAATATCCTTCGGTTACTGTCGATAATATATATTCTTCGGTTTGCTCTAGGCTTGAGGCCATTTCCTTTTGCGTTTGCTCAATATTTTTTTGAGCCTCATCTGCCACTTTATTTGCTGAATTTATAGCGCTTGCCAGTATTGCCGGCGTCTCTGTCATAGAATCATCTGACCACGTGATAACTTCCCTTGTCCATAAAAAAAGGCCGGATTCCCATGATGGCATATCTGTTGCCCAGCTTCCGTCTAGCAATTCAGTGTCCGATGACGACAAGTAATATTGTATCTCTTTCTCTTTTATTCCTAATCCAGTTTCTCCTTTTGCGCCAGTAAGACATGTTACCGCCATTACGGTTTCTGTCCCAGAGCCGCTCGTGCTTATGGCCTTTTGCCATATATACTTGCCGTCCTCCCAAGCCGGATAGCTCTCAGACCAACCCTCGGTCGGTGCTTCCTCAGGGCTTTCCGTCTTTGCATACATAAATTTAATGTTTGCTATTGTCTCTGTTTTTTGAGAATATGTGCTTGATACTTCGGTTTTAAAACTATCTATTGTCTGTTCAAGCTGAGAGTATTTAGTGCTCATTTCTGTCGTGGTTGCTAGGCCTTCTGTTGCTTCTTCTATATCTTGCTGCCATATTTTGCTCTCGATTTCTCCTTGTATGACTCCTATCTGAGTCCCTTGAGAAGAAATACTTTCTTCCAGCTCTGATATTTCCGTTGTAATTGTGTTAAAAGCTACGCTAAGCCTCTGTCCCTCGTCATCTATCGAGATCTGAGTTGCTTTTATAACGTTGGTGCTTTCGTTTATTTCAGAAAACAGCGAGTCTATATCAAGTTTTCCTGCTGAAATATTCGCATTGCCAGCGACCATATCATCTACAATTATCGGACTTTTTATCGCGTCTTTGTGGATTCCTGTTGCGTCAAACATGATCTTTCCGTCCGCGTCGAGAATATAGATGTTATAATCGTCATTTGCATCTTTCCCTATCTGAACTCTGGTTCTATCCGCATCTTTAATTAAAATCGTATCCCCGGTGATATTTAATCTGCCGCTCTCAGAGCAGACGGTTACTTTATTAGTGTTAAGCTGCCCAGAGGTGATTTTATCAGCTACCAAAGAGACAATCTTTGCACTGTCTATCGTTGCGTCAGATATAAGCGCTATGACTGCGTCCGCAAATTCTGTCTGCAGAACGCTTCCGGTCGCACTGCCAAACATCAGCGTAGATATGTCTGCCACATCTGCGCTTACAATGCCAATATCAGCTTCTGCCGCAGTAAGTCTTTCTTTTACTGAGACGTTTTCCGCCTGCAGCTCTCCTATATCCGCCTCAATAGCCGTAAGCTCTTCTGTCTCAATTTTTTCTATGTCCGCCTCAGCTGCCGTAAGCCGTCCCGTTATGTTTGCAACGTCGCCTTGGAGCACTACTACTTTTCCGTCAACTGTGTTGATTTTCTCTGTATAGCTTGTAGCTATGACAAAATCGCCGTCCTCATATTGCTCTGTTTCCGTCTTCGGATTCTGACAGATATATATTTCAGAATTTTCGTCAAACCACAAATCCCCCTCATCATAAGGGGGATTTGGTTTGCTTATAAATACTCTTCTCTTGTCGTCAGCTGTATCCTGCGCTGCTTCTGCTATTGCCAGTGCGACGGATAAATCCTGGTCCTGTATCTTTACCCAGCCATAATATCCGTTGTCTTCGCTGAAGCCGTATGAATACCCTGTGTCTCTGTCATAATATAGGTCGCCTACATGGCTTTGATAGTCTTCAGGATTCCATTCTGATGCCGGGTAATTCGCAAGGCTAGGCATGCCGCTTCCGAACCAGATTTCTGCCTTGTCATCAATTTTATCTTGAAGTTTCATAAACTCCTCAAGCGATGTATTTATGAAATCGTTGAGAGTCTGATTCGTTTTTGTTACGCCTATCCGCGCCTGCTCCGTCGCTTTTCTTATATCTGCTAGACCTAATTTGCGTTCGAGGTCTTGAGCGGTCCTCACTCCGCTTATATCACGCTTGCTATTCATAACTCATTACCACCTCACATTCCCCTCGCTGTCGACTGTAAATTCCATTGCTTCCAAAGCTTCCTTGATATCGTTATAGCTTAGATATTGCTGACTGTTTAAATATTCGACAATTTCGTAATTATATGTGTCGTCTGATGGATACTGCATCTTATATAAAATTAGCTTTGAGCCATAGCTTGTATTTAAGCTATTTATGTAATTCACAATCTTTGCTTTCTTGGTTCCGCTTATACTCTTTCCATTGCTGTCCCTGTCAGCTTTGAAACTACTGATTTCTTCTCTATACTTTTTGTAAGAACTATAGCCGCCGACGGTCTTCGATATTGAATATTCGCCCGGGTTTTTAGTTGCAAAATCAAATTCCTCAAAGCTTCCGTAATCTTCATATCCGTCAAGGTCCACTTTCTCTTTTCTGTCTAAAACATTATTCGCCAAAAGATTCTTCTTGCTTACCGGCAAATCTAAGCTGCTTATGTAATCGACCTTTTCCGGCTTAGTGTCTCTTTTTTTGATCTCGTCTTTATATTTCCAGTAATCGCCGATAGGTATATTCAATTCTTTGTATTCTTCTATATCTTTTGTTTTAAGAGGTATACGCTCTTCATCAAAGTATTCTCTTGCATTTTTGTTGGCGTATTGCCCGAAGAGGCCTGCCTGTATCCTGTTCATTACCGTATCTTCTACCGGGTATCTTAAATTGCCGCTGTTAGTGTATGAGCCTTTGACCGGAAGGTCTTCGTCGAACATCTTTAAGCCTTGGTACGTTTTTTTAATCTGGCCATACCCTGCGGGCAATAGATATGGTGATGCTTCTAAAAGAGTCTTTAGCCTCGACTTTTCATTTCCATACGAATCTTTTCCAGTTACGAGTTCTTCTACAGGTAGCATAGAGGATATCGGAATACGTCCTCCCGTCAATGTACTCGTATAGGGTAAATCTTCCAAAAGTTCAAAGAAAGCTTGCTCCAAGTTATCTTTAAATGTGTCTTCTGAGTCTTCGTCGTCTCCAATTCCCAGCATCGTCATCAAGACAGATATAATGTCAAACGCGGGATTATATCCGGTCACAGCTTCAAAGGCTTTTCCGAACAGATGTTGGAATACTGCCAGCTGAGCCAATGTAGATGTTATTTTAGCCGCTTTTATGGAATTTCTTTTCTTTGCACTTGAAATGCTCTCTGTATCAATTTCAGCTTCCTTTACAGTATCATACAGCATGCTGTCGAGCTGGTTTCTTACTTCAAGCTGAAACTTTGCGAAAATATTCATTACTTTTGAATTATATAGCTGCGGCATCTGTCCCAGCGACCTGTCTCCCAAAAGCTTTGCTGCCCATTTTCCGGCTTGCTCATGCGCGTCCGCTTCAGACATGCCCCTGCGTATATATTCATTATATTTTCCTCGAACAACAAACTCCGTTGTAATATCGTCTACAGCCTGCATCATGACATAGCCTCGATCAGTGGCTTTTTGCCAAGGCGTACGATAAAATGAACTCGAGCCTTTTCTTCTGACTATGAAATCATTCTGCTCGGCGAAGCCATCATCTTCACCTCTGAGGTTATTTAATTTATTGGACGCTGTTTGAGCAAAGGCTTTTATTGCATCAGCCTTAGGCATTTTAGAAATTCCTTGCACTCCGGCAACGAGGTTTGTTAATGCAGATGAAATATTATATCCTACCGCGTTTCTTCCGGCTTGTTTATCAAAGAAATTTAGCACTGCAAGACCTTTTCGCCCGAAAATTGACTCAAATCCTCTGTCTAGAGCCGCTGTTTTGCCGGCGAGAATATTCGCCTGTTCATTTATGAATCTTGCAAAGGTGGACAAGTGCCCGTCATATACACGCTTTATTTGTTCTTCTTGTTGTTTCCTGTCAAGTTCATCAAGGTTTTCAAGTCCCTTTGCCTGCCCATAAGTATCAGCTATATGCTTCCATATCGCCCTCAGCGTCTGTATGTCGTCAATATGGTAGATCTGGCGGCCTGCTGCAAAAGCATACCTTTCCATTCCCCTTAGTGCGCCGTATGTTGTTCTTATTCCTGTTCTGCGATTGGCTGAGGCGAAATATGGCTGTCCCGGTCTTAACCCTGCCGTTATCCCATTTAAATCAGACGGTAAATCTTTCAAGTTAATGTTAAATGGTATTCCTATCTTTGCAAAAGTATCTTCCATCGCGTGGAAATGTAAAAAATAATTTTCTCTTTTAGGAATTTCCGGGTACGCGTTTCGTTTTCTCGTTTCATTTATCATTCTGAGCGTGTTATCATAAAACGCTCTCACTTCTGGATCCCTTGCAAGTTTTTTAATATTTTCCTGCGTTTGTTCGTCTGGGAAGTCTTTGGCCAGTTCCTCATCACCATACCTAACATATTCTTGTTTCTTATTGACGTAGAAACCCTCTGCATACATCTGCACCGCCGCGTCCTCTTTGGAACCGGGTTTTATATTGTATTTCTCGCTAAGGCGAGGAAGCAATCCGGTTTTTTTACCTGTTATAGTATTGAGCCACCTTACACATTTACTTTCATTTTCGGCTTCCTTGTTTATAGTCAAATCATTTATTATCTGACCGGCTTTATATCCGAAAGTCTTTTCTATAAACCTTTGTGGCGTGTTATCGACAGAAGAAAACGTCGTCTTACTTTTTGCATTTGAGAAAACCTCGTCAATATCATATCCGTTGTTTTCAAATTCTTTCCTTATTCCCTCAAAAAGCTCATCTTGTACTTCTGCTCGAGTCTTTTTTCTCTGCGGTATGCTAAAAAACCTGTCATAGATTTCTGCTCCGACTTCTTCCGCATCTGGAGTATCTTCTATTTGATAACTTCTCTGAAGACTTGACATGATATTTTCCAATTCTTCTGGCATTGCTTTAGGGTCCATGTCGATATCGAATATATCAGGATAAAGTTCTGACCAATCTTCCCACACGGCCTCAAGGCTTGTTCCATCTTTTGAAAGAATGATCTTCCCCATCATATTTTTTCTATATTCATTATAACTTCCATATTTTGCTTCAACTTCTGTCTTCTGTTCAGAATCCAATTTAACTTTTGTTTGTCTTAACAGTCCAAGAACTTCATTTGCTTCGTCTGTACGCACTTTTTTACTTTTTATATTTTCTACGATTCGCTGACCTATGTCAGTAGATATTCTTGCAATTTCTTCTTCATTGTATTTTCCCTCATGTATTCCCTTGTATAACCTAGCTATATCTTTCGTCGGGTCATATTTGCTGCCGTATAATCGTTTAATTTCTCTGGAGGTGCTGCCAATAGCTGAACGCAGTAACGGCCGCTGCTTTTCCTCTCCTCGCGGCTGCGTGTTTACGTATTCTGTAATCTTTTCTGTAGCCTTAACCGGCGCAATGTCTCCGCTCATTTCAGTAGTTTTCGGCTTTATATCTTTCCTGACAGGCGCAATATCCTCCATGACAGTAGCTGCATTTTCCGTTTTGCTTCCAGCCTCCGGCAATATATCCCCGCGGACAGGAGCGATGTCGTCACCCGTCTTTCTGTTTTTTACAAGAACATCTTTGCCGTAGATTGCCCAGCCTTTTACCGGAGCTATATCCTCGCCTCGTTTGCTTAGATGATACTTTATATCTTCCGGGGAATATTTCTGATTTTCCTGCGTATCATAGTTATATATCTTGACATCTTTTATGAGGTCAGGTATAGTAATAGTAGAAGGCGACCCAATGGAAGCGGAAAGCATTTGCTCAGCCGCTTGGGCGTCTTCTTTATTTTCTATCACTTCCACTCTGACTACATATAAAACATCGTATTTTTCACCACTTCGTGCCGTTATCAATGCTCGCTGCGCCTTGTTGTTCATATAGATAGGTGCGACGAAATAATGAAATTCCTCTCCATTGTTTTTTTTCTGATTCTCGTGCGTATCAAGATATACGGCATTTTCAAAAAGTTCAGGTAAATATGCTGCTGCGTTTAGGTTCTCAATATAATTATGACTTTTGCTCCAAGGATTAAACCTTTTTGTGGGATTCAGAATCTTTCCAATTGTTCTGCGATTTATATCCGCCTTGTATCCTGTCGCCTTGTTCTCATATGTTCCCCTTGGGAGATTCTTTACTCTGTCCTGTAACTCAGCTAATGCAATTTTGTTGTTCTTCTGTACTGTTATGTAACTGTTGTTTACTACGTACGGGATTTCTGTGTCCTCTGTGATGTTTTTGTTTCTAAGAGAAAAGCGTATATCTTCCGGCGTATATTCCTGATTTTCCTGCGTATCATAGTTATATATCTTGACATCTTTTATGAGGTCGGGTATAGTGATAGTAGACGGAGTTGCGCCCAAAGTAGGAGGCATTTGACCTGCTGCCATGCGGACTCCGTCTTTTAATGGTAGTATCTCAGTTTCCACGATATACAGTGTGTCTGATTTTTCTTTTTCTCTTGCTACAATTCTGACTCGGTATTCTTCCCCATTCATGTAAATAGGAGCAATAAAGTGATGGTATCCTAATATCTCTTTGCCTGTATTTTTACTTTTTTGGTTTTCTTTCGTGTCTACATACACAGCATTTTTAAAAAGCTCCGGCAATTGAGTTGCGGCATTGAGATTATTTATATATTTTTTACTCCACTTTACATGTCCATTGTTGTTGGTTGGGTTTAATATCTTCCCTATTGTTGTACGATTTATATCCGCCTTGTACCCTGTCGCCTTATTCTCATATGTTCCCCTTGCCTCAGTCGTTTTTACCCGACGAGCGTATTCCTCTGCAAAACTGATTTTACGCCCTGATTCTGATTCCAAATCTTTTATCTCTTTCTCTATATCTTCCGAAGTTCTGTTCGTTGTAAGAGTTTTTTCAGCAGTCATGCTGCTCTGCCTAGATAAAGTGCTATCCTGCACCGAAGCTTCATACTGCTTCCAATAGTTATCAAATTTTTTCTTTTCCTCTTCAACATTGAGGTTTCTTTCTTTTTTTATCTCTTCTAAGACTTCGAGATATCTTTTTTTCTTTTTATCAGTCATTTTGCACCTCTATAAAATGCTATCTAATATATTTCGTGACTCTTCGTATGATAAGTACCCTTGTGATACTTGTGTGTCTAGGTATTTTTTTGTTGCTTTTATTGCCTCATCTTTATTTCTGGTTGCGTTCAATGTAGCATTTGCAATTCCTGACGCCATCTTCTTTGCGGCTGCAACATATTTGCTTGCTACAGAAGAATCCTTCTTTATTTTAAGATCATCATTGCCTCCGCCTCCACCTGATGAGCTGCTTCTACTTGATGAGGCTTTTTGTGCTGCTTTTTGCAGTTTCAAACTCTCGTTATATTGCCGCTTCTCTTCCGCCAGCTGCGCGTCGAATTGTCTCTTTTCTTCTGCCAAAGCGTTCTCTGTGTTTATCTGATTTAAGACGTTGAGCCATCTGTCATAGTATTCGTTGTTGATCTCCTGCTGCTTGTTCATCTGCTCAAGCACTAAGTTGTTCTTGTATTGGAAGCCCTCAAGAGATAACTCAAGCTGCGCCTGCAAAGCCTGATATGCGATTTCCGCCAGCTTCGCGTTGTTTTGGAGCATTGCGTCCTTTATTGCATTATCGTAGTTTAAAATGGCGTTATTGTACCCCTCGCGGGCAGTTGCCACTCTGTTTTGGTAAGTATTATACATGCTTACCTGTGATGACTCGCTGTACCCGGTGCCGGCAAGGCCGCTTGCCGCCATCTGCTCCGCATTTGCGCCGTATATGTTAGATTGCTTCTGCCAATCCACATAAGCTCCGGACTGCTCCTTTGTGTAATCTTTCTTTGCCTGCTCTTTTTGCTGATTGACCTTTTCTATCGCAAAGTCCGTCTGCTGCTGTTGAAGCTCAGTCTGAGTTTTCTCGTATTCCTTAGTCGCGTCTATCTGAGCCTGATAATACTTATCAGTCTGGTTTATCATGTTGCTATATGTGTTATTTATATTGCTTAAAGCAGCATTTTTATCCTTTTCGACTTCCGTAAACCGCTTGTCGTTATAATCTACAGCCACCTTTTTCCCTCCTTATCTCTTGATATATCCGCCTATATAACATTCCAGCGTCACCGACTCTAAACTAAACCTCGTATCTGAGCAGAATTTAAGCTGTATGTTCTTAAACTTCTTGCGCTTGATTCTGCTGACAAAATAGTCTGTGACGTTCTCGTATTCTCCAATCTTCTCCCACTCCGTCTTTTCTGTCTTGGCATAGACCTCTACGCTTCCTATGGCCTCCGCTACGCAGCCTCTCTTGTTCGTGTCTTACATGTCTGGACAAAATAAAAAGGCTGTTAAGCCTTTAATTATCGTCTGGATTTTCTTTTATCGGTTCGGCTTCTTCTTCAGGCAAGACTTCTTGCTCTCCTGCCATTTGCATTTGCGCATCAGCCATCTGGCCGCCCTGCACCTCAGGGTCTCCCATCAAGAATTGATTTGCCCTTTGCTTCATGAGCTGCGCTTCTGCGTTCATCATGGCAATCTTCTGCTGCTCCTCTTCAATTATCTTTATCGCGTCTTCAAGCTTTTGCTTAGGCATTACAGAGTCGTCGTCTAAAAGTCTTACATAAGTTTTAAGCTCCGGCAGTTTTTCTGCGTTAAACATTCCCGCTTGGAACATGTTTTCAATGCTTTGCTCCTGCGTCTTTTGTTATCTTCCGCCCGACATAGTCCATCTTGTCTTTTTCCCATATTCTGGCGGCCTTTTTATTCAGCATCTCGCAGATCTTCTCTGCCTCCTGCCTGAACTCCTTATTCTCAAAGTTCTGGCTTGAATAGTTCACCGCATAGAGGTTGTTGTGTATTACGCCGACCTTGTACTTTACTATGGGCTTTATGAAATTTTTCTGGACCGGCTCCACGTCTCCAAGCTTCGCATGCTCCCACTGATTTCCGTTGTACATTCTGTAGTTTCTGTCAGTGTCAACATATATGCTTGTCATTCTGTGGTAGTTGCGGCCCTTTTCGTATAAAGACCATATGGCTGTATTCTTGATTTCCTTAATGTCCAATTGTGCTCACCGCCTATCTTATATCTCTTTGGCCTATGCCCGTGCCGTCGTATCTGTTCAAATTGGCAAGTATATTTTCCATCTCTTTCATCTTCTTCTCTGCCTCTTTCTTTTCTCTGTGCTCCTCATATACTCTGGCCGGGTTTATCTTTGATATGTCCGGTACATTTATATCTCCATTTTTGCCGGCTTTGATTCCAATAAAAAAGCACACTATGTTCAGCGTGCTTACAGCTATCATCAGTATTATCGCCTCTGCCATTTCTCTCTCCCTTTCGTTAAACTATCGTAATATCCTCCCCGAAGTCATACGTTCTTTCACGCTCGCTCTCTATGTTAAAGTGATATTGATGTTTTACATGTATCTCTTCCGTATCAAATACCACTTGTTCTCTTGCCTGGTGGGCTATTGCAAGCCCCATCATCTGGTCATCGTGTCTCCCCTCAGGAGCTTCCACTTTGCCTTTTTCATTTCTCACTATCGTCAAGAGTTCTCTGATTGTATCCTCGTCGTTTAGGCTTTCTGTATTTTCTCTCACTATTTCTACCAGCCTTGATATTATCGTCGGTCTTGTAAGCACTGTCGTTCTAAATCCGAACCGCTTTTCAAGCTTTCCTGTGTATGTGTCTTGCGCTTCCCGCACATACTGATTGCCGTAGCCGATTCTCTGCAGCTCCATTATCGGATAACTGTCAAAATTGGCCTCTATGGCAATGAGCGCGTTTTTATAGTATACGCCTAGGCAGTACATCTGCTTTACGTATTGGTCTGCGTCAAACTGATGTTTTAAAACAGCAGCCTGCTCCCCGGTCTTTGCGTTTAAAACATGGCCTGTGAACCAGTCGCTTCCCTCTCCGGCTGTGTCGCCTCCTATGCAGTACTTTGTAATCTCCGGTGAATTTGGAATTTGATATATCTTGATATATCCGTTTCGGTCATTTACCCATTTTATATTGGATATCTTAAGGCCGTCGTAGTCGTATGTGAAATATCCTGTCTTTATAGGTTTTTTAATTGTCTGGAGACGCGCCGTAAGCTTTTCGGTGTCGAATACAGTGTCGCCGGATAATAAAAAGGCCTCTTCAGGCGTGCATGGATATTCCTGTCTTATGAGCCTCTTGTCTATGATCTCCTCATATTTGCGGTAATACCAGTTCAGCTGCTCCAGTGTGAGACCTTTTATTTCGTAAAGCCACTTAAGTCTCTCATAAATCCAGCCGTCTTTTTGCCTTATGTCTTTTAAAAATTTCTCCTTTGCATGCTCGCTTGGAAATTTACTCATATATTCAGGAGTTCGCCACCATTCGTAAAAGCAGTTTATATGCGCGCCGGACTCCCACATGGTTTGATAATCGTTATATCCGTTTGCAGTTGATTCATACACCTTTATGCAGTTCTTTGTAAACGCCTGTCCGAGTCCTGCCTGGATAGGGGCTATCCCCTGCTGCCAAAAGGCACACTCAGAGCCGTGGAAAAAGCTTATAGTCCTTGAACGTCCTACGTCTTTTGTCGCAGTGTCTACTTCCCAGCTTGAGTTTATCTTTTCAAATAGCAGCTGGCGGCGGTTATTGAACTTTTCCGTTGGCTTTAATATGTCCGGCAGCTGCATATATGGGAACTTTGCTTTGTTCTGAAATATAGCTTCTGAGTTGTCTGCAACGTCAGCCAGAGTGAAGCCTTGAAAGTTTCTGTTTAATATGCTTGTTGCCAGCTGGTACGCTGTAACCAGCGTAGTAAATCCTTGCTGGCGGCCCTTTAATATGAGTATTGAGATATCTTGTATTAAGCCCTCTTCAAAATCCTTTATCGCTGCATTTAGTCTTTCAATGAAATCCCTTTGAACCTCATTAAAAAAGAACGGCGTTGTACGCTGTTCTTTATCTACTACCACAAATTCCAGTTCTATAAGCTTCTCGGGATTTTTCTTTATCTCAGCTAAGAGCTGCTCTGACGTTATTATCTGCCCTGCTATCGCACGCCTTAACTTTTTGTCGTAGTCTATGCTTTTTAGTTCTTTCCATTTTGCCTTTCGGCGCTCGATTAAAAAATCTGCACTATATGTCATATCAAATCTTCCAGCTTATATGAAAATTCCATGCTGCCCTCAATGGACTGTTTGTCTTTCCAGTCTTCCGGTTGGCGGTTCTTTAGGTAGAATGTAATCGCTTGCGTGTCCGGTGCAACATGGACCTCGTCAGTTCCCTCACGCAAAACCTCTCTTACGCACTTTCTCCCTCGCTCGTCATAGTATTCTTCTTTGCATTTAAATGTTTTCTTTACTTCTGCATTGTAGCCTCCTGCTTTTCTGAAAAGCGCGTTTTCAATAGCTGAATCGGCAAGAGCCTTACTTTCTTTTAGGGCCTCTTCAAGTTCTTTATATTGACTTTTATATCTTCTGAAAGTTGAATATGATACTCCAAGCTTTCCGGCTATGCTTTCCTCTGTCGCTCCTTTTCTGCACCACGCCCTTACAGCTTCGATATATGGTTTTACGTGTGTTTCGTATTTGCTCTTTTGTGGCATTTTCTTCACTTCTTTCTCTGCTCGTTATTGTTCTCCCTTAATCCTTTGATTTTATATTTTTAATTTTTTTAACCTCTTTAAAAGACCGCAGACCCTAAGGTTGCTGCGGTACGTTCCGTTATCTTTAATAAATATTTTTTCTATGTCCTACGTTTACAACATAGATTAAAACTTCTTCGTCTGAAATCTCTGTTATTATCCGGTAATCTCCTACCCTGTAGCGCCACATACCAGAATAATTGCCAACGAGAGACTTGCCCTGGCTTCTCGGATTTTCACAATTTTCAAGATTTTTTCTAATCCATGCAAATATCATCTTCGAAACGCTCTTGTCAAGTTTCTTCAGCGTTTTAATTGCTTTGTCCGTAAATACAACTTTATACATTATCGCAAACCCAGTTCTTTCTCTGCCTCTTCAAGCGTGTATATTTTCGGATTTCTCTTAAAATCTTCTTTTGCCTCTTTAAATAATTCAATATCCAGTTCATCTTCTATTTTTTCTATGGCGCTCTGCCTCATAAATTCTGATACAGTCATTCCGTGCATATCTGCATAACTGCGTATCAATTCATCTTCGGCGGGATTCAGTCTGATTGAAACAGTCATTTTTATCGCTCCTTTCGTAATACATTGTATTACATTTCTGCGATTATGTCAACGTGAAATTTCCTATCCTTATGAGTCAGCTGAACTCACTTTCATTTTTTCCCCACATTATCATTATAAATTAAAAAGTTTTCCCGTGCGTCTCATCTTTTACAAAAAAGATAATTTTTTTGCGACTTCATATACGAATTTTGACTTGTATCTGCTGTATGTAGCTCTTCCGGCATCATGCGGAAATGGCGCTGCATATAGAATATTTTGCCACACTCCTTTGATGTATTCTTCGGGTATCTCTTTTTTTGCCTCTTCAATCGCCTTTATCCTGCTATATATCCTCTCAAGCCTTATAGCTGTATTTGCTGTCGGATCCCCTATCTTCGTTCCCCTGGGCTGTCCGTCCATCACTCCGCATATAAGTCTGATTTCCTCTTCATATTCGCTTTTTAATCGGTCATAATCTCTTATGGCATATAAGGTCTGCCGGTATAGATTCGCCGGCAATATCCAGGGGTTTGATTTCTTCCGCTGATAATCTCTCGTCATTTTCACTCCTTTCGCATTACAAAAGACCTATAGAATAAGTTCTTCTATTGTGCCCTGTATTTCCTTGTACGCTTCGCGCATTGCTTTCGTGTAATTTATTCTTTCGCCTCGCGCCGTTCTTCCTTTTGACCATCTCTTTAGGCGCGGAGTCTCCCTTGTTGAAACCATTATGTATTCGCGGCATATAGTATCCGTCAGTTCATTTTCGTATACTTGCACGCTGTCTTGGTCTATCTGATAATCTTTTAGACTTTGAGGTTCATCTTCAATATTCTTGCGGCTTATGATTTCCTCTTTGCCCTCAGGAATTACGATATTTCTGCTCGTTGTATATCTCTTCTTCGATATGTCGCCGTTTTCCATATGAAGAGCTGCCGCCTGTTTTAATAAATAGCTCGCTAGATCTGCATAGTTAGGATAGTCCCACAAAGGCTTATGAAATACTGTCCCATGTGGCCAGCATTTTCTTATTATCCGGAAAGGTATGTTGCTGCAGACGATATGATGATGAAGCCTCGTTCCCACTCTCTCCGTTACGGCAACTCTTTTAAGCTCAATACCCTCTTTCTGGCACTCTCTCCTTATTCCGTCGAGAAAAGCCTTTAATATTTTTTCTGCCTCTTTTTTGCTCGGTTCCGTTTTGTATGTTAAAGTGAGCAGATGGTCGCCTGGCTTAAAGTTGGTGTTTAAAATAAGAGTCAATCTGAAAATCGCATACCTGAGATTATTACGCCAAACTTTCTCCGAAGTCGTCTTTTCTCTAGGTGCTCTCTTCATACACTTATCCACTGTCCGTTTCATCTTTTCTCTTGTGATTATAGTCTGCCCTGCGACATACCTTTCTCTTATGTACATACTCTTTTCCTGTTCTATTGTTAATAAGCTTAGCAAGCGTTACTGCTCATACCGAGCGCCATAATTTCCTTATATATATGTAGAAAAAATTCCTATAGGTTTGCCGGACACATTTTGTGCCCGGCTCGTTTAGATTTCATCGTGACTATTTAATATCTCTTTTAACTTTTTGACTTCGTCGAAAGTCATTCCTCTGCGGCCTAGTGGTTCGCCGTCTTTTGAGAACTCCCTGACTTCATAAATAGGCTCATTGCCGTACCATTCGGCTTTTATGAACCTCCTCTCGCTCCCGCGGCGGCCCGTCCCAATAACACCTAGGTCCTCAATGATTTTCAAATTTTCCATTACATGTCCTCCTTTGCGCCCGCTGTGATTTTTATGATGGTCTTTTCATTGGTATCATCTGAGACTGAATCAAACGCCGGTACGCAGCGGAGTTCTATTCCTCTTGCTGCTAAAAATCCCCTTGCAGTTGCAAGCGCCTTTATTGCCTGGTTTACCGCGCCTGCGCCGATTGCTTTAATCTCTACTCTTCCTTCCTCTACAATAATTCCTGTGATAGCTCCTGCTACGGAGTTTACCTTTGATTTTGCTGATACTTTAAATGTTGTCATTTGTTGTTCTCCTTTTTATTAAATTTACTGTTTATCATCTTTTGACACATGGCAGCTGTTTGTATTAGCTCAGCAGCAGCTTTTATTGCTATGCTTTTCATTGTCCCGCAATGCGAGTTTATATTGCCTTTGTTCCTAAATACGCCTTCTTTTAGCTTTGCCGATATTATGTTATACCCTTCCATTTCTTCGCTGGCCTCCCATGCTTCCTCGAAAATTACTGCTAATCCCTCATGAGGAGAGTGAAACATTGGGAATGATTCATTCGCTCTTAATAGTTCATCTTTTGCGAGTTTTTCAACGCGTTTTGTCAATTCGTCAAAGCTGTTATGCCTTTTTAATGCCTTTAGAGCTATTCCCCAGCGACAGTTGTCGCAGTCATTATGTTCCTTACACCATTTGTCACAGTCATTTTCTTGTATTTGCTTTGCAGCTTCTTCGTATGTCATCGTAGCCTCCTTTAATAATCAATAGCCTCTTCCCGTGTTATGAAAAAATGTATGCCTGCAGCGCATTCGTTCCATCTGTCTTCATTAAAATTTTCTACTTTTTCTCCACAAAAAGGGCACGGTTTTAATTTGATGTCATTCACTCTTTTGTTTCGCCTCCTTTAGTAGTTTTTGAAAGTCTATATATTGCTGATTTATTTGTTCGTGTAAAATATTATTATTACGTGCTAACATCATTATGTGGTCAATCAGTTCTTTCCTTGTCCATTTCATTAAATAGGTCTTACTGTATTCCTTTTCAATCATTGGAGGAATATCTTCCACCATATCTTCTATATTGGGTATTTCTTTAATAGCCTGCGGTACTGCACCCGCTAATCCGTCATTTTTATCATTCGGGGACCATTTCATGCCATATTTTCTAAATGTAATTTCAACCGCTGCCAAAACATCTTCTTTAGTTACTAATCCGGAATCTATCCTGCTCATTCTTCCACCTCCATCTTTAAAAGGTCTTCCACTGCCCAAGGTTCCTCGTCGTCCCATGCGATAAATTTAAAATCGCTATTTCGGAGTACTACATAATTGCCGGAACCTATGCCCCAAATTCCGGTCTCCCTGTGTGGTTTGTTGATTTGAGAATGAAAAAGTATTCCGTCCTCATCTCTTGCTATATATCCTTCGCCCACCATTTCGCAAAATCCTCGTTCGCGTTTTGTCAGCGTAGGCGTTGCTTCGGCAAATAACCATTTAATAGTGTTTATTGAGCAAATCTCGCCGTTGCGCTCAAAACTAAACTCGCAAAGAGGGCATGGTATTTTTTTGCAACCAGTTATTTTGCCGTCTTTTTTCGCTATATTATCTCCCGTGTTTACTATTTTTAGTATTTCATCTTTGTATTTTTCAAAATTCATCATTTTGCTCATTGTTTGCCTCCTCTGATTTGTTTAGCCCAGCTTGACCGGTTTATCAGTCGCCGCCTCCCATTGAAAGGCAAGTTCTTTGCAATATTCCTTGTCCCATGTAAATGTGCATGATATATGCACCTCGTCATACTCTGGAATGAAAGCTCCCATTGGCGGCATACCGATAAAGACATAGTCGTCAGCCGGTGTATAGCTTGTTCTTTTAGGGAATACTCTGATTATCTTCATAATTTCCTCGCTATTTAATAAATTACATTTATTATCCTGTAATTTCCTCCAAGACGTACTGCCTCAGAAATC